CCGAGTGTAAATAAATAAGTTATTATTTACTTATGCGCTTAAATATTTAAAGTGATGATACCGTACACCTTCCTGATTCACTGTACAATATCGCATGGTTGTCTCTGACTTTGCGTGTCCCGCAAATATCATAGCCTCCTGCAGAGGCATTCCGCGGTTCAATGCATTTGTCAGAGCCGTCCTCCGGAATCGATGCGGATGCGCATTTTCTACGCCCGCCTTCTCTCCGATCCGCCGGATGATATCCTCAATTCCTGTTTTCGTCAGCCGGCTATTCGGTTTCTTACTTCCGACAAATAGTGCCGGATCATTGTCTTTTCTGCTTTCCAGATATTCTTTCAGATACATGTTGGTTCGTTCATTGATGTACACCGTCCTTTCTTTCGCTCCTTTTCCATACACGATCAGCTCTTTATTCGCATACCGGATATCTTCCCTGTTAATCTCTGAAAGCTCCGATACTCTGACCGCTGTGCTATATAGAAATTCTAGTAACGCTTTATCCCGGAGACTGCTGCATTTACGCAGCATCCGCTCCCGTTCTTCATCAGTATATGGTTTTCGGATCTTCTTTTCTACTTTGATAGATTCCACCAGCACCATCGGATTTCTCCGAATCCGGTCACGATCTCGCAGCCATCCGAAGAAGCTGCTATACACTGCCCGGACATTCTTTAGTGTCTGGTTTGCTACCTTGCGGATCATTTTATAAGTCCGCATGAATCCAGAGATATCTCCTGAATCTATATTCTTCACTGGCTTATTGATATAGGTCAGTAACCGAACCAGTTCATACCGATATTGCTTCACTGTCTTTGATGCTTTTCCTTCCAGTGCTTTACTCATCAGAAACTCTTCCAGATCCACTTCCCAGCTCCTGTCTACAACCTGCAGGTCCGTTTCCTGGATTACTCTGCATCCGGTAAATGTCATCTGTAACACTTCTTTCAGCTCACGTAATTGCATTTCATCTAAAACCGGTTGCATTCTTCGCAATACATCCATTATTTTCGCTTCCATACATTGCTCCTTTTTTGCTTTCAGTATATCAACTGGCGTACTGAATTAAGTAGCAAATTAACAAAAGCAAATTCCAAAATAACGACCACGAATACGAATCTTGCAAAAACCAACACTGTTTTAGAGAACAGGAAACCAATATTCATTGATTCAACGGCAACAGATTTCGTCACATGGGACACAAATAATTTTTTGAAATCTGGCGTTACATATGCTTTCATCGTTATCGTAAATTCCAATATCGATAGTGGAAGTTGTGCACAGGAAATTACTTGCAAGATGAATAATGTCTTGATTGGTCAAAATGGAAATTATTATAAATTAACCTCTACATTTGCAGGTAAATGTACTAAAGGTGATAAGATTCAAATTACATCATATAAAAATGGAGGATCTTGGAGCGGTTGGGCGACGCGTGGAATTTTTATACCGGTTAGCTAAAATAATGGCTATTTACATATATAGCAGAACTCGTAATAAAAAACATCTCCTGCCGATGCTTTTTGCCATCTGACATAGAGATTGATGTCACCATTCTTGCTAACACCAAGAAAGCAACTGGAATATGTATTATCTTGTGCTATTGCTCCAATATAAAGCTGTTTATCACAGCATGGAGCAGGTACTCCACTTGCAATATTAAGGGTAGCATATGCGTTAACAGCTTTTGTGATTTTGACGCATCCATTGACCATCACCAAATTCCCAATTCTATTGCACTCAATCCATGAATCAGGCGTTTTTACGTTAGAAGTATTAAGTGTCATGGAATATGTATTTATAGCCATTAAATTACTTTTCATACTGGTTAAAGCATTATTTACATTCGTCAAATTGCTATTTAATTCAGTAAGCTCTTCCTTTAATTTGCTGATATTACCGATCACATTGAACAATGGATTCACCTTTACAATGTTGATTCCATTCAGTTCCACAGTATACAGAGGAAAGTCTGACTGCATTGCACCGGTCAGTATATTTCCATCCACCGCCGTCGGTGCTGTAGCCGTTCCGGTAAAATCTTCTCCCTGGATCACAACCAGATCAACCGTTTCCTTTCCGGTGCTATCCTTTGTGTACCGGAACACGATCAGATCAACCCTGTTCGTTCCAGCGTGTCCATTGTTAATCGTCACCAGTGCGCTGTCATTTGCCGGAATCCTTACATGCCGTCCGTACATGACAGCATCACCGTCAGAAATTTTTACAATGTTATTTGACTGCACTTCTGCCTTGAACTGGCTGCCATTTTCCAGTACATATTTTGCACTTCCGAAAATACCAGCAAATAACGCCCCGTCAGATTCTGCACTAACTGCACGTCCAGTATCTCCGGTATCTAAATAATTTGTTGCCATTGTTATTTCTTTTTACAATTTCCTGTGTTACCTGTTCCTTCAGCAGAATTCCGGTTGCCCGGTTTCTTCCACCAACAATATCACCGATATCTACATCAAGCTTTGAAAATGACGCAGACACCGAATCCGAACTTTTCAGTTCCTTCAGATGTTCAATTCCTTTTTCTTTCAGCTCTGCAACAGATTCAGAATTTCCATAATCATACGTTTCTGCAATCTCATATTCTCCAAAATATGACTGTTTTTCCGTGATTTCTCCTGTCTTGTCTACATACAGATCAATCACTGTTCTGGCTGCCAATTCGCCAGCTCCGAGGCAGATCAGATGATTCACCCCACCGGTTTTCTTTTCGATTATGATCTTCATTCCGTAGTCATCGGAATACTCATATTTTTTTGACAGATCTTCGATCTGGACAGCTGATATATTCACACAAGAATCCTTGTCGTTGTAGACGATTTTCAGCTTTGCACCAACAGAGGACAACATCTTCACAATACCGGAATATGCATCAACATATCTCGGAAACTGATAGTTGCTTATCTGTATTCCGGAAGATGTTCCAGGAACAGCAAACAGATCTACCAGATCACACCGCCTTATCAGTAGTGCAAGGATATCATTTGCATCTCCGGATACCACAAGATAATCTTTTCCGGTGTCCGGCCTGATCACTTTCTTTTCCAGAATGCCACGCCAACTTCTTCCGGAATAATATACTTTGGATTTTTCGGTGTCGACTTTTACATTGTCCACAATCCCTCCGTATTCTTCGTCTTTTATATACCAGATACATCCGGAACTCATGCAGTGATTTCTCACATTCATCTGGGCCTCGAAGTCATTGTCACCACCAAGCTCCAGATCGATCGAATATTTTTCAAGACTCCCTTGTGGAAGCCTGTTCGCGTCTGTATACATTACTTCCACAATGGTTCACTCCTTTTATCAATCAGGATCAGGTCAAATGAAAAACTGCCATTCCACGCAACGATCTGCGTGCCAGCTACAATTTTCTCAAAGATGTAATACTCTTTTGCGGCTGACCAGAGAACATTTTCCGTATACCCGTCAGTATGCACCAATTTAACCGTTTTTCTCCGTGAATCAATCTCTAATCGTTCACCGGCATTTAAAGAAACATTGACCTGATAGGTATTGTCTCCAATCTTCACAAGCGGTTTTGATACGGAACCATATATCCGCAGCACAAAATCTGATTCCGTGATACTAACATTATTGATCGAGGAAGATGATACCTGATTCAGATAATAATATCCGTATTTGTATGGATATTTCTTCAGATTATCCGTTTCAATGGTTGTTCCTTCTGTCTTCAGGAAATTAAATTCTCTCTCCTGCACCCAGTCCGGCTGATCGGTCGCAATGGTAACTTCAATCTCCAGATACCGTTTTGTCAGATACCACTTTGCTTTCTTCGATGCTACGATATAGCAATTAAGGTAATAGCCGTCCTGATACAGTCTTCCCGACTGTTCCGCAAGGATATCAGATTCAAAGATTTGGAAGATAGCATTTCTTTTTGCAATTCCCTCTTCCTCAGTGGCGGCAGAAATAATGATCTTCATTTTTTTCTCTTTGACACCTTTATGAAAGTTGGTAATCTCGTCATAATCAGTATCATATTCCCATTCATAATTCCTAAGTTCGGAATCTGTAATAAAAATACCACCCAAACCAAAGCCAATACTTTGGTTCAGATGGTTCACGTATCTTGCTACATCAAGCATACTTTTTCACCAACCTTGCAATTTCTCTATTGTCAAATTCAAATTCTACACCGTTCGTCAGAACATCAATCAGCAGTTTGTACAATCCACCATTCCGCATCCAATTAAAGATTGCTTCCAGTAATGCACGGGTTGCTTCACTGTCACCATTTCCACTTCCGGCATTATTCACAGCTTCCTGAATCATTTCCATCAAGTTCTGTGTACCAACTACTGTTTCACTTCCGGCTTCACCGCCTGCCAAGAACTGATTTGACTTAGCGTTGTAACCGAAAATAGTCGGCTGATTCATGATCATACCATCGTCCATTGCCTTTTTGTACCATTCAATTCCAAGCTTCGGAACAGACGGTGGATGAAGTGAGAATTTTCCAGAAATACTGAAATGTGGTAATTTCAAACTCGGCAAGCTCCATGAGAAATTCATGAGTGACTTAATATGACCAATTGCATTACCAACTATATTTTTGCAGCCATCCCACACAGAAGAAAATGCGGACCTGATACTGTTCAATACACCAGTTACTGTCGATTTTGCACCATTAAGACCATTTGATATACTGGACTTAA